GTATCTGATAAGATACCTTTCCCAGTTAAGTGGCTGGTGTCCTGTAGCCTGGCTTCATTTCTGCCCTTGCAAAAGGGTAAGTAATCTGGAAAGATTACTGAAAAGTTATGACGCTGATGGTCCACCTCTATCGAGGTGCCCAATTGGTCTATTGGATGACAGTTTAATCCTGGATTGGAGAATACTTCAAATCCTAGGGTTTCGTTTAACGTTAGGATAACGAGTGACTTAACAAAGTTGAAAAGCTTTGTAGTCCTTGGACGCCATGGATGCGAATCTGTGGCGATAACACCTAATTCCTTAAACGTAATTGATTGCTCAATCCGCTCAAGTTTGACTAGTATACTAGTTAGGTTGTCACCGGGTTGTATCGAATACATTTCGTTATGGGCTTGGAACGATTTGGCCATAATATATTCTGAGGATAACCTCGGCAGTGATGCTTCGGTTTCCCAGTATTTATTAGGGTCAGACTTTTCCATAAGGGCCTCGCTACTTTCGAATTCGAAAGTCGCGTCAAATACCGCTTCAGATTTACTAAATATTGAATCCAATATTTTGGAAATCTGATAGGAATTTAAACTATTCACAAATGGATTAATTTCTATCGGAAGAGACGTGATTATATTGATGAATTCATCATTATTAATCATTGAAGGGAAGTCTTCCACTAAGGAATTCCTTAGTAGGGACATACCAATCTCTTTCGGATGAAGGTACGTTAGAATATAAAGCGTACGTATAATATAAACCTTGTGAAGATACTTGATTTTTAATGAACTCAACATCCGAGAAATCGGTATTGGGTCCATTACACCTCTCTCTTCTAAGTGTCGGCAAAGTTCAGGAATATCCAATGGATTATTCCTTACTGCTCGACAGATGTTTACAGATATTCTGGAAACATCCTGTCCATTGTTAATGGATCTCGACACAAACTCTCCTAAGAGGTTACCCTCCGTGGATTGTTTGGTTTTGGATAGATTAATATCGATACCGCACAGATTTGTGTAGGCATCTTTAATTTTATCTTCAGGATCGTAACACCATAAATCGTCACCAACTTTATTAAGGAAGGTTTCGTTTATGGAGTGTCCGTACTCTTGTTCATATATCATTTCAATAAACAAGAGATCGGATGCGGTAGCTATATCAAAACTACCGTTCGTACCCATACCTTGGCCCCTAGCATATCTGATAGGTTCCTTGGATCCTTTAAGATTCCATTCACAGTCGACAACAAGATTATACCATGCGTCTGCTAAGGTTGTGTTTCCGTAAAACTCC